CGCCTGCTGCGCAATGGTCGTATTCGCCCCGACCTCGATGAAGGCATCCCGCTTCCCGTCCGCCACCGCACCGATCTGCTGCTCGGCCGGGGCCGTGTTCGCCGCGGTATTCACCGTCGCCGTCGTCGCCGCTGCCGCCGCCGGGACCGAGGCGACCGCTGTCTGGGCCGGGACCGGATTGCCGTCGATGGTCGTGGTGCCGTGGGAGGCGTTGATGTCGGCCAGCACCGCCTGCAGTACCGCATCGGCACTGGTCGGATTGGCCCCGAGGGTGATGATCTTCGGCAGGCCGGTCACCGAGTCGATGTAGCTGACCTTGGCGTCCACCTCCGGAGTCGCCTGGTCGTCGGCGTACATCACGATCGTCTTCGGGTCGATGGACAGCGATTCGAGCTGCTTGAGGCTGGCCTGGGCCTGCGCGTCGTCCGCGATGATCGAGATGTCCAGCTTGGTGCCTTCGAGGATGCCGAGCTTGTCGGCCAGCGCCTGGGCCTGCTGCTCGGTCAGACCCATCGAGTCGTGCATCCCGATGAAATCGGACCGGGCCTTGTCCGCCGCGGCCGAGGCGTCCCCGATCCCCTTGCCGAAGTCGCCGGTCGCCGAGCCCGCGGCGAACGCCTGGGAGACGATGTCGTTGTAGCCACTGGTCAGGTCGACCAGGGCGTCGTAGGCCCCCTGACCCTCCTTGGACTGGTTCAGCAGGGTGACGTTGAAGGCGGCCAACTCGTCGGACGGCACCTTGTCCCCGACGCCCTTGAAGGACTCACCGAGGTCCTGGATGCCGCGCTGGAAGTTGACCAGGCTCTGCTCGACGGACAGGTTCCGGCCGGTCAAGGCTTCGAGCCGGGCACCGAGGATGTCCGCCGCTCGGCTGGCCCGGTCGGCCGCCTGGGCCATCGCGTCCAGGAAGCCCTGACCCTCGGTCGCATCGGCCGCCGCCTTCACCGCGGCCTTGAGCTTGTCGTACGCCTGCGCCACCTGCTCGGTGGTCGGGATCATCGCGGCCTGCGCGTCGGTCAACCCGGCGATGGCCGCGGCCTCCTCGGCGTTCTGCTTGACCGCTTGTCCCTGCACGTCGAGCATCGGTCCGTAAGCGGAGTGCATCTCATCGAGAATTCGCAGGTTCTCCTGGGCAGCCTGAGCTGACGGATCGAACATCATCTCGCCCTGCGCGCCGTAAGTGGTGCCCGCCGCGATGGTGTCATTGAGCGCCTTGGTCTGGGCCTGATACGCAGCCTCGATCTTCTCGCTGGCCCCCGGCACTCCGGTCATTCCGTCCAGGAGAAGGTCCAGGCTGACCCCGAGCCGATCATTGAAATCCGAGAGATCCTTGGACTCCTTGCCCCAGGAGGCCATCTTGATCTGGGACAGGGCGGCTTCCCGACCGACCTTCCCGATCTGGTCCGGGTCCAGACCCTTGATGGCATCGGCCATCTGATCGATGCCCGCAGCCGCCTGCTCCGACATCTGCTTGGCTCGGGCGGCATCCTGGGCGAACTTGGACAGCCCGAGGGTGATCGCGGTCAACGCGACAGTAATGGCAATGCCGATGGGCCCACCCAGAGCACCGAGCATCGCGGAGCCGAGGCCCTTGGCCGCGGTACCCGCAGTCCGGGCCATGGCAGTGAAGGTATTCATCGAACCACCAGCGACCACTGCCCCGGCCTGGAGCTGCTTGGCGCTGACGTAGAAGTTCGTGAACGCGGTGCCGATCCCGGACAGCAGACCCATCATCGGCCCGCGCAGCAGGGTGAAGGCGGTGAACGCGGCCACCGCCGCCAGGATCGGCGTGGGCAGCGACAGGAACGCCCCGGCCAGGGTGCCGATGGCCACCACAAATGGCTGGATCGTGGTCAGCGCATCGGCCAGCAGGTTCAGGATGCCACCGGCTCCGGACAGGGCTCCGCCCCCGGCCGCGGCCAGGAAGTTCTGCCAAACCTCGTTCAGGTGCTCCTGAGCGGCGGCGTAGGTGTCCGCCTCCCTGGCGGCCTGCCCGTGGAAGTCGGCAGTCTGCTCGGTGATCAACGCGAGGGTCGCTTGGACCTGGGTACTTCGCTCGGCCGCCTTCGCCGCGTCACCCTGCGCGATCTGCAGGGCGCGGGTGTTCACGCTGGCCTGCTTGAGCGCCACGCCGTAGCGCTCCATCGGGTCGAACTCGCCCTTGAGAGCGGACGAGAGTGCCTCCACCGCTTCGGCTGTCGTCCCGCCGACGGCTGCCGCCAGGTCGCCGCCGAGCTGGATCAGCTCCTTCGTCTTGCCCGCGAGCTGGTCCATCGGGACGCCCGCGTTCTTGAGCTGGGACCCGATGACCAGGGCCAGCCGCTCGAATTCGGCAGCCGGCAGGCGGATGTTGTCGCTGGTGTCCGCGGCCCAGGAGTGGATGGCGCTGGCGCTGTCCTTGAACACGGCATCCACGCCGCCCATGGCCTGTTCGAGGTCGGAGGCCGCGTTCAGCGCCGAGTTGGCGAACCCGGCGAGAGCGGCCAGCCCGAGGGCACCGGCCGCCGCCCCGGCCAGCTTCTTGCCCATCGCGTCGAACTTGTCGGCCAGCGAGTCGACCTCACCGGCGGCCTTGCCCGCTTCGACCAAGACCTCGACGATTATCTGGGCTACGCCGGCCACCGGTCAGTGCCTCCTCCCCGCGTGGATCGGGTTTCTTCTCGGGCTTGACCTGTGATGCCCGCTGCTCGAACACGTCCAGGTAGGTCGCCAGTCTCTCGTCGGACCAGGCCGCCACCTCGTCCGGCGGCAGCCTGGTGGCTAGGCTCAGCTCGACAATGAGGCGTCCCCAACTTCCGACTGGGTAGGGTCCACCTCCTGCTGCTTCCCTTCGACCATGTCGACCTCCCGCTGGAAGGCTTCCCAGGTCCCGCCGTACTTGCCCAGCCGCCGCAGGGCCGACCAGCCGAGGAACGCCTCCCAGCGGGCCGGGTTCTCCGAGATGGCACCCCACTTGTGCTTCTGGGCGGTCACCTCGAACAGCAGGTAGTCCGCCGTCTTGGTGGTGATGTCGAAGACATCTCCGTTGTCCATCTCGATGTGGATGTCGAGCTTCTTCATGCTCCGTGGACCTCCGACACGTCCCTCTGAACCTGCGCCTGGTACATCCGAATGCACTCGGGCGCAGCCGCTTCCAGTCCCCGGGTCATGAACAGCGTTGCCCGGATGTTGTGGGCAGACCAGCCCCAGTGCTGCACCGGACCGTAGACCAGACCTTCGCTGGCGACCACCGTGACACCTTTGCCGCGGGTGTCCTTGACGTGGATAGAGCCCTGCAGCCGACCGGTGCGAACCGGGCAGAACACCCGCGCGTGCCGAACGATGATCGCCCCGGCCTGCTTGTTCGCCACCGTCGGCTCGGCCAGGTCGCGGCCCAGTTTGCGCAGGCTGGCAGCCAGCACATGGTTCCCCCGGGTCACGACCTTGGCCTCTGCCATGACTCAGGTCGCCGCACCCGCGACCCAGGCCGTGCCGCTCCAGTGCATCCGGCCGCCGGTACCGGCCGTGCTGCCCTGGACGTACTGACCGGTGGTCCACGCGGTGTTCGGCGAGGCCACCACGGAGGTGGCGGTGGCTCCCGCCGCGTCGGCCGGCGGGTTGCTGCCGGTCGGCGTCCAGGTGCCCGGGATGCCCGCGGTCGCCCCGGTCGCGATCACCGGAGCCGCGTTGCAGTCGATCACCGGCTTCCACTCGACCTGGAACTCGAAGTCAGCCGTCATGTCCTCGCCGAACTCGCCGCTGCTGCCGAAGTCGAGTGGCTGCAGGGTGAGCATGCCGGTGGCCGTGGTGCCGATCTCGCTGTTCGGGATGAACTCGAAGGGCAGCGATTCGCCGGGCGCGGCCCAGGACAGGCAGAAGATGCCGTCCGGGTCCTCCGGGTCAATGTCCATGTTCCCGGACAGAGTGGCGGTGTAGGTGGTGGCACCGAGCTTCTGCGTGCCACAGAGCTTGGTGGTCGGGTCGGCGGTATTGGCCTCCGCCGACAGGATTGCGTTGTTGACCAGGCAGGAGACGTCGATCGCCGTCGCCACCTCACCGATCTTCAGCGTGCCAGGTCCGAATGAGGGCATCGGTCAGTCCTTTCGTGGAGGGACGGGGTGGAGCGGAGCGAACGGACGGTTCGATCGAATCATGGCGGCTCCGCGCACTCGTAGGACTGCACCGTCAGATTGACCGTCCACTCGCCGCCGACGCAGCCACCCTCCGGGCCGAGGGCGTCCCAGCGCACCACCGTCAGCGACTTGAGCGCCGTACTCGGCGGCACGCAGCAGTGCATCGCGTTCAGGATCGCCGCCTCGTCCAGCAGCACCTGCATCGAGTCGGCGGTGATCGCACTCGGCTTCGGCGCCCAGTTCCCGCCGATGTCCTGCACCGTGCTGGCACAGCGCAGCGCACCGACGCCGACCGTGGTCAGCCAGGACCGGCGGCACGGGTCACCCAGGGTCATTCCCATCGCCGGCGGCCTGACCATCTCCAGGCTTTGCACCCGGACCCAGGCCATCCCCTCGCAGCACTCATCCCAGGCCGGGGCGATGCCGGTCGCCACGAAGGACACCTTCGGTGTCGGGTTCAACGCCGCCACCGTGCAGCCCAGCAGCGCCGTCAGCAGCGGTCCGAGGGTCTCCGAGAGTGGAGCGACCACCTCGGCCGTCATGGGCGTCCTGGGTCCGCTCAGGGCCATGTCGTCACCCGGTTCCGAGGACGCGGGATGTCCACCGAGTAGACCCGGCTCGCTCGCGGCGGGTTCACCACCGAGGAGACCCAGGAGTCGATCAGCCAGATGCCGGTGCGGCCCTTATCCAGGTCATCCATCGCGTCCAGGAAGCCGATGGTGACGCCCTGCCGGGCGATGGTCTGGATGCGCCGGGGGAGCTGGCAGGAATTGTCGCCGGACGCCGCCTTAGCCAGCTCGCAGGACAGCGCACCGGCCGCCATCTGCCCGCCGACCGGAACTTCACTGCCGTAGTCGTAGGTCACCGCGAAGGTGTTCGGCGCGGACACCGGCTCGCTCATGTTCTGGCAGATCGGCCAGGCGTCTCCGTCCAGCCGGACCAGCAGGCTGTGGTTGTCGACCCGGTAGGCGGCGGCATCCAGCTCGGTGCCGTCGATCAGCACCTGATCGACCGAGGCCACCGGGCCGGGCAGGCGCAGCGCAGGCGTGCCCCCGCCGCAGGAGCAGTCGTCGCCGCACCTCCCGCAGGCCACGTTGAACCACTGCCCGGCCAGCAGCACCGGAGTCCACGGTGCACTGCCGCGCAGAGCCGGCCCGCGAGGGTAGGGACCGCCACCCCAGAACGTCGACATGCCCTCGGCGCAGTCCGAGCGGCACGGCCGGACCGTCACCGGGCAGGTGCCGTAGACCCGGCCGGTCCAGTTCCACAGGTACTGGGTGGCCATCTGCTCGTAGACCAGCGGGTCGGCGACACCGTCCAGCGCCGGGCAGTCGCCGGGGTAGACGATCGGCCAATCGGGACAGGTGGGTGCAGGCGCAGTCACGGGATCACCACCGGGGGCGGGACATAGACGGCCTCGACGTGCGCCCAGTTCGCCTGGATCGCGGACAGAAGCATCCCGTCGGTGATGGCCCCCTGACCACCGCCGGCGTACGCGGTGTCGAAGCCGGGCTCATGTCCAGCGCGAGCTGCGAGGGCACGGTGGATCACACCAGCGCCGTGTCGACCTGCACACCGGCCACGCCGCACGGGTCGTAGCCGAGCAGGTAGGTGCGTTCCGCGATCGCGGTCAGCACGTTGTGCCCGCGATCGAACAGGTCGCCCGGCGTCGAGCTGCTGTTGAACACCTCGCTGCGGTAGCCGAAGACGGCCGGGCTGACGTACGCCCAGCTCTTGCCGTTGCCCGGCGGGGTGCCATCCGGCGCACTGCCCGGATAGCCGCCGCCGGCTGCCACCGGGGTGCCCAGGATCGTGGTCAGCCGACCACCGACGACCAGCAGCAGGTTCATCGCCGCGGCCTCCATCGCCAGCCCGCGGGTCATGTGGATGACGCCCTGGCTGCCGTAGTTGCCCGCGACGTAATCCTCCAGCATGGACAGCGCCGAGACGATGCTCACCGCCGTGCCGCCGGCCAGCACCGTCGTCTCGTCCTCGTCGGCCAGGTACGGCTCGTTGCCCAGGTCCCCGGTCCAGAACGCCCGCTCGACCCGGCCCTCCTCCCGGGCCAACAAGTGATCGGTGGCCAGCCCCTGCGCAGTGGCCGGGGTGTAGCCCACCGGCTGACAGCTCCAGTGGCCGTAGACGGTGAACGGAGTGGCCTCACCGACACCGCCCACGTTCGGGCCCAAGTCCTTCGGCAGGCCGACGGTCGGCATCGGGTCGCACTGGGCCGACCCGATGCCGCCCGCCTCGTCGCAGGTCAAGGTCTCGAAGGAGACGCCCGCCTCCCACCGGTCGCCGCCGGGCCGGAAGGTGAAGGTGCTGAACAGCCCGTACGGCAGGGCCACCCGCGGGGCGCCGGTGACCAGGGCAGCGGGAGCGACGGTCGGCATGGCTACTCCTGTGAGGACCGGTGGAGGCGGGTGGATTGGCGGGAGGGTGGGTGAGTGGGCCGCGTCGGGCATGGCGCGGCCCACGGACCACCACTACGGTCCGACGACAACCGCGACGCCGTCGCAGCCGATGTCCACCCCGGCCGCCGTCGAGCCGTCACCGCAGAGCGCGATCTCGATCACCCGGCTGTCGTGGCAGAGCTTGGCCACCAGCCAGCTCTCCTCGGTGAACAACGCGGTGAACTCGTTCTGCCCGAGCAGGGTCGAGTCGTAGATGGTGTCCAGCGTGATCAGGTCGCCGCCGCCCTGCACCCACGTCCCGGCCGCGTACAGCAGGAACTTCACCGTCGCCGGCCACGCCTTGAAGGCCGTCGCCGCCCCGGTGATCGGCTGCCAGTCGTAGACGTACTGCACAGCGATGCCGCGCTGGGCGAACCAGCCGTCGATCATCGCGTCGGTCACCGAGATCAGGTCGATCCCGGTCCGCCGGCTCAGGTCCGCCCGCACCACGCCGCGCACCCAGTACGGGAAGATCGCTTCGAGGGTGGTGCTGCGGGCCAGCCGGGTCGAGTAGCGGAAGTGCTCGACCTGCAGCTCGATGGCGTCCAGCAGCGGAGCCGTCGCACCCGCCTGGCCGGCGGTCATGGTCACCGCGGTCGAACCCGCCACGATGGCGTTGATGACGTTGGCGCTCATCTTGTGATCGTGCGCGACCAACGCACCGCGAGTCGTCCGGGCGATCAGCTCCGGGAAGCCGCGCTGCTGCAGCAGACCGGCGTTGATGCACAACCCGGCGAGCTGCAGCCGGACCTCGCTGAACGGCGGGCACTCGGCCTGGTAGCACGGCTTGCTGCCGCCACCCTGGCCGTCCCAGTCGCCGTCGATGGCGTCCTGCTCGGTGTAGGCGAACCCGGTGTCGTCGTAGATCTCCTGGAAGGTCGGGCCGAGGGTGAACTGGATACCCGACCGGGCCACGCCAATGGTCGGCACGCTGACCAGGCCGTCCCGCGATTCGAGCTCGCAGAGCTGGTACAGGGTCTCCGACGGCGCACACCAGCCACCGGCCGCGACCAGTGAGCCACCCGGCAGCCGGTGCTCGTTGCGCGCCCGCTGCAGCACCTCGTCGACGTGGCTGGGGTCGTTGTTCTGCACGGTCAGCTCGGGCGCGATCGGCTTGCGCAGGGTGGCCACCGAGAACTGCTGGCGCAGGTGGGTGCCGGACCGCTGGGCCGACTCGTACTGGCTCTGGCTGAACCCGGTCAGCCTGCGGTCGATCGCCCGGCCGACGTCGTCCCAGTTCATGCCGGTGCCCGCTGCCAGGACTCCGCCGTCGCCGGCCGCCAGCACCACGTCGCGCATCGTGGTGGCCTCGTGCGCCGGTCGCGGGGCGGGCGCGCGCCGGGTCAGCCCGGCCAGGTTGACCCTGATCTCGCGGCGAGGCGCAGCGGCGGTGACCACCGCAGTGGCCCCGTCGGTCTCCTCGGCCGGGGTTTCCTCCTCGTCGTCGGTGCCGTCGCCCTCGCCGTCACCCTCGCCGTCGGTCGTGTCGACCTCGCCGTCACCGCCGTCGGTCTCGCCGTCGGCGGAGTGCGCGTCCGACGGATGGGCACGCGCGGCCAGCGCCTGCGCGGCAGCGGTCCGGTCGGCGGCGGCCTGCCCGCGCACGTCCAGCTCGGCGACCAGGGACTCGATGCCCTCGGTCAGCACGGTCAGCGCGTCGATGGCGGCCTGGTCCAGGCCCTGGCCGTCGTTGAACAGGGAGTCGAAGTGGGCGACCGCCTGCTCGTGGAGCTGGGTCAGCTCCTCGTCGCTCAGGGCGGCCAGGTCCGAGGGGATGACGAACTCGGGCTCCGTCTGGTCCGCGAAGTCGGTCAGCCGCCGGGCGAAGCGGTCGAGTGGGTGCAGTGCAGCCATCGGGCTCTCCTTGTGATCGGAGGTCTTCCCGAAGGCCCTACAGCCATCTCGGCGGAACGATCGTCAGCGTAGACCGCTGCCCGAGAACCGTCCACGGCGATTCGGAGTTTTCGCAGGTCACGACCCACTGCCATCCACCCAGGAAAAAACTTTCTCGCCCATACCTATAGGTATGGGCGAGAAAGTTTTTTCTGGAGAAGTTGGGACTGAGGTCGGGATCAGTCGTACGGAGTGCTCAACTTCCGTAGCCCTTGGAGTAGTCACCGGTCCAGATCCAGCAGCCACTCTCCGGACGATCAGGAACACTGGCCTCGAAGTGCTCCTGCCAGGTCACACCTTGGCCGCATCTCGGCTGTAGGCACGAAGCTGGGCCGTCGTGCAATCACGGGGCATCTTGTCGAACCGCTGACGGACCATTCTCGGCTGGTAGAGGGAGGTTCCAGTCCAGTAGAGGCACATCACCTCAACCACGTCACCCTGCCCAACGTGCGGCTTTCCGATCATCGAACAGGATCCGATCGTCCTCAGTACGCCGGCCTCGTCGTACACCCCGAAGGTGATCGAGTTCGGGCTCGTCTTCCGCTCGATGACCACCACGTCCACCGAGTAGGTGAACTTGAACTTGAGCACGTCACCGGTCCGCCGACCCGGCTGGTAGGACCCGGTGAGCCGTTTGAACACCACGCCCTCGCCACCGGCCGCCTCGACCGCCGCCAGCAGCGCCCGCTTCTCGTCCTCGGTGGAGGCGAAGCTGGTCACCGTCACCGGCCCCGCCCCGTGCAGGGCCGCACCGATGGTCTCCAGGTAGATGCGCCGCTGCGACAGGGCGTCACCAGGCACCACCCACTCCCGGCCGCCGATCCGTAGGTACGGCACGTCGAAGACCCGGTACTCGCCGGTGTGGATCATGATCTCGCCGTCCAGGACGATCTCCGCGTCCTCGTGGTCGGCCACCAGCGCCAGCAGCCGGGCATCGATTCTCGGCAGCCACTGGGTGGCCGCAGAGTGGGCCAGCCGCCCCTCGCCGCGCTCGCCGTAGGGCCAGATCACGCCGCCCTTGGTGATCACGGCCAGGCCGCGGGTGCCGTCCATCTTCTGCTCGACGGCCCACAGCGGGCTGATCAGGTACCGCTCGACCTGGCCCGGAGGCACATCCTCGTACTTCATCATCCGGCGGACGCTCACGGGACCACCACCGCCATCCGGCAATCCGCGGTCCGGGCAACGCGACCACGATGGGCGGCCTCGGCCATCACAATCACGGCCAGCGAGTGGCTGCAATCCACCAGCGTGGGCGATGCGTGATCGCTGTACGGGCAGGTGCAGACGAACCACCGCAGCTCCTGCTCGGGGCCATCGAACTGCGGGTTGGTGCGCACCCGATAGGTGCCGCCCCAGCCCTTCACCTCCCACAGGTCCTTCTGGCCGGGCACCCGGGCCACCCGGCCCTGGCCCACGAAGCCGGCGGCCTTGACCCGCACGCCCTCGCTGAACTGAACGACGTAACTCATGCTCTCCCTCTCTCCTCCTTGCGTACTACCATTGTAACACGGAACGTGCTACACTTCGCGCCTTACGCGGAAAACCGCGTGTGACTTATGTCACACGCGGTTCCCGTCACCTCACCGACCGATCCGCTTCCCGGCCGCCATCGCGATGCACATCGCGCACGTCGGATCATTGGTGCCGGTGACCGGATGCAGCCGCTCGAACGATATGGTCGGGCGGCACAGCACGCCGCCGCCCTCCCGCATCAGATGAATCCGCGACTGTGCCTTGGTGCGACCGATTCTCGCCAGCCCGTTCTCAAACGGACCAAGTTCCGCGGCCATCACACGTACCAGTTCCGGCTGTAGACCCGCGGGTCGATTTCCAGCTTGTCGGCCTGCACGATCGCCTCAGCCAACTCGCCCGCCCGCTGCATCGCTGCATCGCGCTCCGGGCCGGTCGACATCGCGCCGATCTCCGCATCCAGCGCGTCAAACTCGGCGCGCAGCCGGTCACCTTCGGGGGTTGCCCTCATGGTGATTCCCTCTCTCTGTAGTTGTCACAGCCGAGCGATTGCCAGCCGCTGCACGGAAGCAAGCCTCCGTGCGTACGACAATTGTAACACGTAGTGACGGAGCGTGCGCGCTCCGCTGGAAATATCGCGTGTGACTTATGTCACACGAGCTGTACGGCCCGCTGCCGTCGGACCCTAGTACTACATAGCGGCCGCGGCGTTTGCGCCCGTACGGCCCGCTCAGGTACCACGCTGGTACTACGAGCACGCCCGACGGGCGCGCGCCACGCGCACGCGAAAGCCCGGCACGACCGCGTCGTACCGGGCTCCGCTCAAGACCGCCTCAGCCCGCCTTCCCGCCCTCGATGGGCCGCAGATGGTTCGGCGGTGCGGGCACGGCCGGCGAGTCGACCACCGGCAATCCGAGAGCCTCCAGCCGCATCGCTGCCCGCTCGTCCGGGCCGATGAAGAAGCTGGCCAGATACTGCGGCGGGTAGACGTACCGCGGGGCGGTCAGCTCGCCGCGATGGCTGAGCATGAAGTGCTTCTCGGTGTGGCACCGATCGCAGATCAGGCTGCACGCCCAGCCCGCCTTCCGGCCCTTGCGGCCCTGGTTCTTGGGCGGATGCAGGTCCACCCACGAATGCCCGAAGGCGCGGCAGTAGGCCGCACCCTCGCACAACTCCGACAGGTCACGCGCCCTGGTGTCGACCATCAGTCACCCTCCTTCACGACCAGGACACCCTTGTCGCCCAGGCCCTCGATCACGTCGGTCTCCACCCACTGCTTCACGTCCCGGCGGATGTAAGACAACCCGGTCAGCCCCAGCTCGCGGTCCTCCTCGGCCATGAACACCTCGACCCACTTCTCCGGGTCGATCTCGACGGTGAACTCGATGCGGACCTTCACTTCGTTCCCTCCCGCTCCGGAATCACGACGAGCCGACCGGCCCGATAGGCGGCGAACATCCCCGCCACGCCGGGAAAGCCCAGCCCTTCCCACATCTCGTGCACCGCCTTCTGATCGTGCCCCCGCATCCAGGTCCGCAGGGTCCAGCCCCCGCACCCGCAGGCGCACCGCCGTCGGCGCTTCGCCGGGTCGGGGACGGGCACCGCCTCCGGCAGCACCCGCTTCATCGCCCGCTCGCTCACTGATTCCGCAGCCAATACGCCGTGGTGTCCCGCTGCTCGCGGAACCGTCGCCGCGCATCCAACGCATCGGCTGCCGCTTGCTGGGCGTCACCGGCCCGGAGCTGGCGCTGCCTCTCCTCCAGATCGGCCAACACCTCCGGGAGAATCGCAGCGATCGGCTCGGGGCCCGATTCGCGGGATTCGGTCATTGCATTCCCCTCTCGTTCTGGTGAGTACTGCGATGCGACCCCGCCCCCGAAGGGGCGGGGACATTCATCACTCGGGCTTGGCCACCGCCTTCCGGGTCCGAGTCCGCGGCGCGCGGGCCGGCGTCTTACGGGCCGGGCCGGGCTTCACGGAAGCCGCGGTGCCGGTGTGCGCCCGGCTCTTGGCGCCGGACCGGGTGCCGGTGGCGCGGGCCGCCACGGCGTCCTTGAGCTGCTGCTCCGTGACCTCGCCGCTGGCCGGGACCGGTTCGGTCTTGGCCGGGGTGGCATTCGGCTGGGCCGCACCGGGCAGCTTCACCATGTCCGGCTCGGTCCGGACCGGGGTGACCAGGCACTGGGCGCAGTACCGGTACTTGGCGAAGCCGTCCGCGGCCTCGGCCTTCTGGTCCGCCGCGAGCCGAGCCCGCACCTCGTCCGGGGTGATGACCTCGAACGTCTCCACGTTCTGCGTCCGGGCCGCACAGCGACTCTTCGGGTCGTGAATCATCGGCGGGCGGGGGTTGGCCCACCACGCGACGCCACCCGTCGCACCCGGCCGAACCATCCAGTCGGCCAGCTCATCGCTCCACACTCGGGGCATTTTCAGTTCCTCTCTTGCCCTCTCGGGCTGTCTTGCGGAGGGGCCTCTCTGCATCTCCGCGCTCGTAGTACCATTGTAGTACAGAAACGGACATAGTGGACAGTTAGCAGGTGAAATTGAGTGTGACTTACGTCACACTCAAATCTGCATCACTTGACCAGCTTCCAGTCCCCGCAGGTCGGGGCGGCCTCGAAGACGTCGCCGTCCTGCAGCTCGATGCGAGCGGGCAGCCCCTTGCCACCACGGACCACCACGTCATTGCGAGTGATCGACCACCGGCAGACCTCGGGATCGCCCAACGCGGGCGGGGTCGGCCGATAGGCCCCGGCCACCACATCCTCGCCGACGGTGTAGGTGCCGTAGCCGAACTCGGTCACCGGATCGTCGCTGCCGAGCTGGGTGAGACCGAGGACACCGAGCCCCAGCGCGACGGCCAGCCCGATCCCGATGGCGATGTTCTTCGGCCGCACCGACTTCCGATAACGCTCCTCGGCCTCCGTCATGCACTTCAAGTGCGCCGCCTGCTGCTCGGCCTGGGCCGGAGTCAGGTCCTCGTCCGTCATTGCTCGCTCCCTCTCTGGAGTGCCCTGGCTCATCAGCGCCGGACTGGGCAAGTCCAACGGACCCCTCGCCGGCAATGCGGCACAAGGGTTTCGCCATCAGAAGCACACGTCGCCGTGCGGGGTTTCGAGGAATCGGGTGACCAGCTCCCCGGTGTCGTCCCGGCGAATGTGGGCCTCGACCGAGTTGTCCATGTACGAGGTGATCTTGACAATCACGCCGGTCCACTCGCAGACCACCCGGCTGTAGTGGTGGTGCAACTTCGGGTCCCACACCCGCTCCGTATCGGTGCTGTCCCAGCGGTCGCCCACCCTCGGCAGATTGCCGGTCATTACTTGCTCTCCTTCGTCTCAGCGGTGAGCCGCGCCAGCAGCTCGTTCACGGTTTCGCCGCTCTCCAGCTCGACCATCGCCGGATCGTTCTCGGCGGCGGCGATGATCACCGCGGCGGTGGCGTCATCGGCGTACTCATCCGCACCGCCGCCGGCTGCGATCACGTCGTCCCGGTAGGCACCGACTGCGCCGACCGACTCGGCACACTTGGCGATGGCCTTCTCGACAGAGCGGGCCAGGCCGATGGTGTCGGCCACCTGCTCGTCGGACCACGCCTCGACCAGGAAGTCCCAGCCGCCCTCGTTGTAGTGCTCGATGGCGTACTTGCGCACTGCCTCGACCAGCTCCTGCTTGAACGGGCTGATCGTCTTCTCGTACGGATGCCGGATCGTCATTTCGCTTTCTCCCTCTCAGAGACTCTTGCCTGCTTGCTTACGTACCACTATTGTAGTACGGAAGTGGAAGGAATGGGCGATTTGTAGGACTTTTCCCGTGTGACTTAGGTCACACTTAGTTGCTAATTGTGGCCGGGCGTGATACGACCAGGACGGATCTGGTCGCGTCGAGTCGGAAGCGCGCTGGCGAGGGTCGCATCTGCGGTGGCGATCGAGGCGCGGCCAGGGTCCGACATCGGTAGGGTCCGAGCCGATGAAGCCGCTCGATGCCGTCCTGGTGCTCGGAGCCACGATGCGGCTGACCCGGCTGGTGGTGACCGACGACCTCGGCCGATGGGCAGTGCGGGACCCGGCCTACCACTGGGCCGGTGACTACGACCCGGACGAGATACCCGAGGGCACGCGGCAGCGGCTGGTGTCCGGCCTGGACTGCCCGTTTTGCGTCGGGACCTGGATAGGCTTCGGTATCCTGGCCGTCACGGGGTCGACCTCCTCCCGATCCCGCGTCGGCCGGGCCTGGCGGTTCCTGCTCGGCGGCCTGGCCCTCAACGAAGTGGCCGGGCATCTGGCGAGTCGGCTCGGTGACGCGGGATGACCTACTGCATGGTCCGCTACGGACCCGAGGGCCGCGACATCACCGGTGCGGTGATCCCCGGCTGGCGAGTCCTGACGTCAGTGCTGTTCGACGACAAGGAGTCCGGGCTCGCCTTCATGGACACGATCAGCGGCCGGACCGAGCTGTTCGAGATGGTGCCGATCGCGGTGCGGGATGGTGACGCAGTAGAGCCGTCCACCTAGCCTTCTTGCCATGACCGCGCCTGCCGGGCCGCGCCCGCTGACCTCACTCGTCGCCTCCGCCCGCCGCCTCACCAACCGCACCATGACGCGGCAGGGTTCCAACGCCAAGAGCTGGCAGGAGGACGCCTGGGAGATGTTCGACCTGGTCGGTGAGCAACGCTTCCTGGCCACCACGCTGGCCGGTCGGCTGGCCCAGGCCAAGCTCTACGTCGGCACCATGCCGCAGGACGACACCGACGATCCGGTGCCCACCGAGAACACCGACGTGGCCGCCGTTCTGAAAGCCTTCGGGTCCTCGATGGCCGGCCGCTCGGCGATCCTCAACCGGATGGGCATCAACCTGTTCGTCGCCGGCGACGGCTGGCTGGCCGGCATCCCGCGCACTCTGCTGCCTGAGACGCTGCGCGGCGGGCTGTCGCTGGACGAGACCCAGGTCCGGTCGGTCTCGGTCGGCCCGAGCGGTGCCAGCCTTGGTATCCGGCCCGGCACCGAAGACGGCGAGCTGGACATCGAGGACCTGGAATGGCGGATGCTCTCGGTCTCCGAGGTGAGCAGCTCGGCCGGTGGCCAGGTGCAGCTTGCGCTCGGCGACGGCGAGAAGGAGCAGATCAAGGTCGAGCCGGAGGACATCTGGCTGATCCGGGTCTGGCGACCGCACCCGCGGCGGTTCTGGGAGGCCGACTCCCCGACCAGGTCGAGCCTGCCTGTCCTGCGCGAGCTGGTCGGCCTGACCATGCACATCTCCGCACAGGTGGACTCTCGCCTGGCCGGGGCCGGGCTGCTCATCGTGCCGCAGTCGGCGCAGCGGGCACTGCAGATCGCCGCGGGCATCCCCGAGGACGAGATGACCGACCAGTTCACCGAGGCCCTGATGGAGGCCATGCTCAAGCCCATCGAGGACCGGGCCAACGCCTCCGCGCTGGTACCGCTGGTGGTCACGGTGCCGGACGACGCGGCCGGGCTGTTCGAGTTCATCACCTTCGCCAAGCCGCTGGACACCGAGAGCCGGAACCTGCGGGACGAGGCGATCCGCCGGTTGGCGCTAGGTCAGGACGCCCCGCCCGAGTTGCTGCTCGGCACGTCGGGGATGAACCACTGGGGAGCCTGGCTGGTCCAGGAGGACGTGGTCACCACCCACCTGGAGCCGCCGCTGGCGCTGATCTGCGACGCGCTGACCACTCAGTACCTCTGGCCGGTGCTGATCGCCCAGGGCATGGACGAGGACGCCGCCCGGCAATACGTCGTCTGGTACGACGTGAGCGACCTGGTGGTCCGGCCGAACCGGAGCCAGGACGCGCTCGCCCTGCACCAGCGCGGCGTGATCAGCGACGAGACGGTGCGCAACGCCACCGGCTTCGACGAGTCGGACGCACCGGCCGTCGCCGCCGTCCTGCCGCAGGAGGTCGTGCTGGCCCTGGAGATGGCCCGCACCTCGCCGACCCTGGTGCAGAACCCCGGCATCCCGCAGTTGGTGGCCCAGATCCGGGCGGTGCTGGCCGGCGACATCCCGATGGTCAGCGACCCGACGGCGGAGCCCGCGGCCCCTGCTCCTGCTGCTCCGGGTGGGGCAGCAGCAACCGGCAACCTGCCACCCGCGCCGCCGCCGCCGAGGGTGCCCGAGGGTGGCGGGGTGCCGACCACCGACGGCGCACCGCCGTCAGTGCCGCCGGCCGAGGCCGGTGGACTGGCTGCGAGTGGTGTCAGCGGCAACGGGCGGGTGTACGTCGGATGATCGACGAGGCCCGCTGCCCGGTCTGCGGGCAGCAGACCCCGCACGACCAGAGCCAGATCCTGCTCGCCGTCTGCGACGTGCTGGTGGTCAAGGCGCTGGAGGCGATGGGCCGCTGGCTGCTCCGGGTCGGCGGGCGCAGCCGGTTCGCCGAGGCCGCCGCGGCCCGCACCCCGCTGCACCAGGTGCACACCCGCTGGCAGGACACCGACGACATCGTCGACAAGGCGCTGCGCGGGGCCTGGGACGTCATCCCGGCCATGCTCAACACGCACGGCTGCTGCAACATCACCGCGCTGCAGGTGACCGCCTGCCTCGACGCCTACGTGCACGACCTGGTGATCACCGGCACCCCGCACACCCTGGCCGAGCTGCACTACCGCTTCGAGACCCAGCTGCACCTGCCGGTCTACGTGGTGCTCACGGCCACGACCCCGGCCCGAGGGCGGGAGTCCGTCGATGCCTGAATCGCCCGGTGCCGCCACCGCCGGCCGAGCCCGGCTGGACCGCCAGTTGACCGGGGAGATGGACCGCTCGCTGCGGGTGTTCCTGCGCGAGGTGAACTCCGCCGCCCAGGACTCACTGCCGACCGCGGTGCTGCTGGCCGCCGGTCGCAACCCCTTCACCCTCGGCTCGGTGCTCGGGTTATGGGAGACCGTGGTCGAGGGCTTCGGCCGCACGGTGGGCCGGTTCTTCGGCCGCGGTAAGGGCACCGACCCCTTCGTCGAGGCGTACCTGCGCGGGATGCAGCAGCGGCTGCGGTCGTCGAACCTGCCGTCGCGGGCGTATTCGAGCGCGGTCGAGGTGCTCACCGCCTCCACCCAGCAGAGCTGGTCCCGGCCCAAGACCACCGCCGAGCTGCGGCTGGCGCTGGCCCCGGACCGCGGCACCTCGGTGCGAACCCAGGATCCTTCGGACGCGGCAGGGGCCCCAACCATCGAGGAGGGCGGCTTCACCTACGCAACGACCGCCGAGCGAATTGCCCGCACCGAGGCCACCGCAGCCTATGGCGTCTCCTCGCTGGTCGACCTCGGCCGGGCCGGTGTGAAGTACAAGCGGTGGGTCTCCCACCACGACCGGCACGTCCGGCCCGCGCACGCCTCCGCCAGCGGCCAGACCGTGCCGCTCACCGGCTCGTTCGTCGTCGGCGGCTACACCCTCCCCTACCCCGGCGACCCGTCCGCACCGACCGGCCAGACCGCCAACTGCCGCTGCGTGATCGTCGGAGCTGACAAACCTTCGCGGTAGTTCATAGTCGAGACAGGTCGGGTTCGGGTTAGCCGGTGACGTACACCGTGCCACCGCGCCGGACCCGGGCCGCCTCCGCCTCCAGCCGGGAGCCGAAGGACTGCACCGGCCCCGCGCCGTCGAACAGGGTGAAGGTCTGCGTCCGACCAGTCGCCGACTTCACCGGCTGGGCCGGCACGATGTTCGTCGGCCGGCTGCCCTGACCGGCCCCGGCCTTCTGGGTGGTCGTGGTGGCGGTCTTGTTCTTGCCCTTGCCGCCGCAGTTACAGCTCGTCGGACTCACACCCTCTCGTGATAGCGGGCGAGTGCTCGCTCGCGATGACAGATGAGACAGCCTCTACGACAACCATTCCCATCCCATCTGACGTTGGCTGGATCGGTGAGGTCATGCTTCCCCGCTCGGCACACCTTGAGTCGAGCCCTGTTCCGATTCTCCCTGTGAGTCACCGCTTCGAGGTGCCACGGGAGAATGCATCGCTTCGAGTGGCAGCCACGGGCGGCGACGTGGTCGATCTCTTTGCCCGATGGGATCAAACCCACGAACCTCAAGTACGCGAACCGGTGCACGTATTCTTTCGGATCTAAGGCACGCGTCCCGGGTTGAAACGTTCCGTACTCCCTCGGCCCGCTCCCCTGCCAGACCAGACATCCGTCCTCCCAGTCGCAGTTCCGAAGCAGCCGGATCAGTGGGTCGATTCTTTCCACATAGCTATCCTACTGCCCTCCTCGATCGGGCCGGTGATTGGCCGGGTGGTGGACCCGCATCGCCAGGCTGGACGCCCGCACCCGGCGGGCCAGCTCCGAGGCCGTGTCGAGCGAACCAGAGGCCACCAACGCTGCCTCCTCGGCCCGCTCGCGGTCGGCCAGCCGCTTGAGGTAGCGCAGGTCGTCCAGGCTCAGCGCGCCCTCGGTGCCCGGTCGACGGACCTTCCTCGGAGCCACCATCCCCGCCGCAACCAGGGAGACCACAGCTCCGCCCGCGACCAGGCCCGAGGGTCGCGGGACCCCGTACCCCGGCACGTTCACGCACAGGCTCGCCACCATCTCCAGCGCGAACCCGATCCGCCGCCAGTCCCCACTGAGGGGAGCGCTGCGCAGGTCCCGCATCTGCGTCGGGGTCACGTCCGGCCGCAGTGCGCCGGCCACCCAGATGCCGTGCGAGTCCTCGCCCACCCGCACGTCCGCCGCCACCATCCCGGTGTGGTCGTAGTGCGCCATCGCCCGCACCGCATTCGCCGCGCCGGGTGCGTGCCGGGTGTCGAGAGTGATGTGCCCGACCGCGATCTCGCTGCCCTCGGCGGTGCGCAGCGCCCCGGTGTGGAAGTGCTGGTAGTTGCTGGCTGAGTGCGGCGGCGGGGTGCAGGTCCCGTTGTGCTGGCCGATGCCGACGTGGCAGGTACCCCACAGCGCCATGTGCCCGTACACCCGGCCGTCGTCGCCGTAGTGCATCGCGGTCGGCTCGCGCAGGTTCGGGTTGGAGAACCAGGCAGCGGGCGGATCGACCGGGACAGCCGCGGTCAGACCCACGCGGGAGTCCGAACCAACTCCCCGTCCGAGGTCCGCTGGTTCCGAGCGTGGTCGTACTTGCAAGCTCGACAGGTCCGCACCTCGTACGTGGAACCATCCTTGCGTCGGCGCATCGCCAGCAGCGTGTTCTGTTCGCTGAATGGGTGCCCAAACCCACAGGTGGTTGACAGCGACAAAGCACGCGCCCGGTTGTACCGCGCCGTGTTCTCCGCTGCCGTTACCAGCTCGAAGTGCCTGAATACGTTGCAGCACAGTGTGTTCTGGCAGGTGTGGTCCACGGTCAGGCCCGGTGGGATCGGACCCTGCGTACTCTCCCAGAGCACTCGGGCCACGACCTTGAACTTCCGACTCCGACCACCCTCGGTGATGTACGCGCGCAGTACCCCATTGCGCTTCGGGGCGAAAGCCCACCCCGTCCAGAGCCAGCACTCGTCCGGTGCTCCCCGCTGAATGTGCTTCCAGACCCGCTCCGAGGCTGGCGTCTTCGGCTTGCTCACCAGTCAACTCTATACGGGCGTTTACAAAAGCCGGAATCGCCACGATGGTCGCCGCCCTGATCCGGCCCGAGGTGGTCACCCGCACCTCGTCGTCAGCGTTCATGGTGGCCACGGTGACCCGCCCGTCGGCATCGGTCTCGGGCTCGTCGGACGGCGTGTCCTCGGTGTCCTCGCCTGCATCGAGGGACTCGCTGGCCAGGAACATCGGCAGCAGCAGGCCGTCGTCCTCCATCAACTCGCCCGCGATGCGCAGCTCGAAGTCCACGTCGTCCAGGTCCATCGAGACCCCGTTGGTCAGCCCCTCTCCGACCTGCCGGGCGGCCTCCGCGCCCCACGTCGAGGACACGTCGAAGTCGCCCTCACCGAGAATCTGGCCGCCGTCGGCCCGGGTGATCGAGGTGATCCGGCCGACCACCACCGCGCCGTCGTGCGCACCCACGTCCGAGCTGACGTAGCGCAGCGGCAGCGGCAGGTTCTCCCAGCGCAGTGCGTTCGGTTCGATCAACCGCCCGTCGCCGGTCAGCTCGCCCTCGACGCCGATCACGCCGGACCACTGGGTTGTATGGGTATAAGTCGCGTCGGTCTCTGAATCCCCCACGTCGTCAGCCAGATTCACTCGATCGGCCGACACACCGCGCCCGTCGGCGTCGTACCCCACCGTCAGCACCGCGGCGGACCGCTGCGCGCACGGCACGCAGCCGTCGGCCGTCATCGAGGTAAGGGCCAGCAGTGCAGCGTGCTCAGGCATGGGCCAAGGGTAGGGTGCGCACCCCGACCGGACCAGCGCCGATGCCGCTTTGGGCTACTTCCGCCGTCGGTTGATCGACCCGTTCGCCATCGCGTTGCTGATCGCCGCCGCCTTGCTCTTGCTGTAGCCCTTGCGCTTGAGGGCGTTGTAGACGCGCGGCAGCTTGATGCTCCTGTACTTGCCTCTCCCGGGCATGGTCCAGGGTATGTCCATGACGTTCACGCCGACACCTCCCGGGGACCTGCCCACGCCCGAGTACCTGTACGACCGAGGGGTCGAGCTGATGCAGGGCACCGCCTCGTACCTGGCCGCCCAGCAGCAGCAGAACGCCTCGGTGCTGGCCTCCATCACGGACCTGTACTCCCGGCTGCCCGCGACCAGCGGCGGTGACGCCGGGGTCTGGGAGTGGACTACCTCGATGCCGGTGGAACCGGGCGGCGTGCACATCGAGGTGCTGGGCGAGACGAATCGGAAGATCCAGCTGTCCCTCACCGACGTCGACGACACACTGCACGACCTGTCCGGGCTCGATGTCGGGGACACCATCGTGCTGACCGACGACCCGGACACGCCGCCGGTCACCGCCTTCCGCCAGTACGTCGTGGGCGGCAGGCCCGTCTACCCACCGACCGCGCAGTGGATCACGATCAACGCGGTCCGGGTGGCGATCTTCGGCTCGCAGGACACCCCGACTCCGGGTACCAGACTGAGGCTGATCCTGGGCTAGGACCTGCCGGCCGGGCGACCTCGCGGCCGGTTCAGGTCGGACAGCGCCGCTCGGGCGTAGTCCCGGCCGACCTGCCACTGCGGGTTGCCGGTGGTCAGCGCGAGGCGTCCGGGCACGGTGATCTGCCCGCGCCGGCCGACCCGCAGCACCGCCAGCGCCTGCGTCGTCGCGTCCACCTGGTCGTCGGCCACATCGTTCGGGAAGTTCCGCAGCTCCGAGAGGTAGTCGTTCACCCACCCGTTGCCCGGGTCCGCCGGATGCGGCAGGTAGACGTTGCCACTCTCGATCTCCGGTGTCACCGCGTGCGCCCGGACCTCCTTGCCCAGGCTGGCGATGATCGGCTTGATGCCGCTGATCGAATCGCTCAGCGTGTCGATGATGGCCGCCCCGTTGGCCGCCTCCTCGATCAGCCGCTCGTGCACCAGGTGCCCGCACGGCGACAGCCCCGGGTTGTCGGCGATGGCCCACCGCCGCATCGCCGCGATGGACTCCACGAAGGACCACCGGCCCCGCTGCTGGGCGATCAGGTAACGGTTGTCGCCCTGCCGGACCCACCGCTGGCCGACGACGTACCCACCGCCGCCGGTGTCCTTCACCCGGCCCTTGAACGCCATGTCCCACGAGTCCACCCAGCGCCCGCCGGTCAGCTTGGACGGATCGAGATAGACCACCCGGCCGTCCTCGGTGGCCCGCTCGGAGTTCATCGTCCAGAACCGCCACCACCCGCTGTCGAAGATCGCACCCTTCGCCGGCGCCGGCCGCTGCTGGTACATCGCGCTGAAGGTGTAGGTCCCGACGGACCGTTTCACGTCCAGCCACCGATCGATCGCCGCGTTCCGGTCCTCGGTCAGCAGCGGGGACAACAGCGGCTCGCCCTCACCCCGGCCGAGCGGGTCGTCCGCCTCCGCGAGGGCAGGCAGGCTGATCCGCTCCCACTGGCGCGGGTCGCCCTCGTAGTCCTCCGAGAGCAGCCGCCCGATCATGTCGTCCTCGTGCCACCGGGTCATCACGACCACCACGAGGTAGGGCGGTTCGAGCCGGGTCTGCGCCACGTTCAGCCACCAGTCCCACAGGTTCTGCCGCATCACCAGCGAGTGGGCCTCCACGAAGTCCCGCACCGGGTCGTCGATCAGCAGCACCCGCGCACCGCGGCCGGTCAGCGCACCGCGCACCGAGGTCGAGTACAACCCGCCGCCCTCGATGGTCGACCACCGGCTGCCCGCCCCACCGTCCGGTGCCAGCGCCACCCCGAGGTTCGGGTCCGCCTCGATCAACCGCCGGACGTGCCGCGCCCACCCGGCGGGCAGCCCGCCCTCGTAGCTGGCGCTGATGATCTGCCACTCCGGGTGCCGGCGCAGCAGCCACAGCGGCGTGTAGACCGAGATCAGGGTGGACTTGCCCGCTCTCGGCGGCATCGAGACGCACACCATCCGGTTGCGCCCGCGCTCCACCGCCCGCACGTTCTCCGCGATCCGCTCACCGAGCAGGTCCAGGTGCGGCCGGATGGCGAAGCGCGGGTCGATCTCCTTCGCCTGCGCCACCGGGGACAGCGGCATCCCGATCCCGCGGGTAATCCGATAAGCCCGGGTCAGCGAGGCGATCCGGCTGGTGATGGCCCGCGCCTCGGCGTCGCTGCCGCACTGCGCGGCCAACCGGCGCAGCTCGTCGATCGCCCCGACCGGGTCGTCCGGTATCGGTCCGAGGTCAGCCTGCGAACTGGGCGTCATCATGGTCCGGTGATGACGATGACGGGCCTGATCCTGATGCGGCTGGCCCGGTGGCGGGAGCTGCGTGGGACGGGTCGTACTGCTGGGCATGAGTCTCCGGGTAGCGCGGGAGCGGCACGTCCGTCACGCTGACCACCTCGCCCATCACCACCGCTTCGAGCTGGGCCAGCGCGTGCTCCATCTCGGCCCGCACGTTCAGCGACAGGTCGATCTTGGTCGGCGCATCCAGGCCGAACATCTTCGCCCGCCGCGAGGACAGCCGCAGGAAGGTGTCGACCGCCTTCAGGTCACCCTCCAGCACCTGCGTCCAGATCGCCGCCTGCGCCCGATCCAGCCGCGCACCCTCCAGCTCCCGCAGCTCGGCCACGCCCCGGTCGCGCACCTCGCCCAGCACCCGGTCGACCATGTCCTCGGCTGCGTCGTGGCTGATCCGCATCCGCTCGGAGATCTGGGCGTAGGTCAGCCCGGCCAGCCGAAGGCTCAAGGCTTCGGTCCGCCGCACCCGCTCCCGGTCCCGTCGCCGGGCTTCCAGGGAGCCGGGCTCGGGCAGTGGGTCGGTGTCCACGCCGGACTGCTCGACCGCGGCCAGCACCTCACTCACCGCGTCGTGCTTCGGCGGGTGGTGCCGAGGGCGGGTCGCGGTGGAGGTTGGTGAGGGTGGCGGCGGAGCCGTACGGCGGGGCACGCTGCTCAGCTTGCCTCGGTGCCGGTGCTCGCCTCGACCAGTTCCCACAGGTCGTCGTAGGTCAGGCCGGGCAGCGAGCGGGTCCGCACCTCGAAGGTGTGGAAACAGGCCGGGCACTTCACATTGGTCGTGTGAGTCGCCGTCGGGTCCGCCTCCGCCACCCGCTTCACCTTGCCGGTCGCCTCGTCCACGTCACCGGAGGTCACGTCGTTCACCGCGGTGATGGCCCCGATCTCCAGATCCACGTCCGGGAAGTAGCGGTCCAGCAGCGCGGTCTCGAACTCCCGCAGCTCCAGCACCAGGGCGCTGTGGTCCCAGTCGCTCATCTCGCTGGTCCGGTTGTCGACCAGCCGGTACTCGCGGACCTTGTTCTCGGGCAAGTCGGTGACATACACGGGAACGCTGGTGTAGCCGAGCTGCTTGAGCGCCTGGTGCCGGGTGTGCCCGACCACGATCACGTTCTCGGTGTCCACCACGATCGGCTGCTGGTAGCCGAACCGCTCGATGCTGGCCGCCACCGCGTCGATCGCATCCTGCGGGATGCGCCGCGGGTTGCGCCAGTACGGCTTGATGTCCTCGATGGCCAGCGTGCGCTCGACCGGCATCGGCGGTCCGTCGGGCCGGGTGTAGGGGGCGGTCATGCTCGGGCTCCTGCGATCTGGGTGGCAGTGGCAGTGACGGGCGGGGCGGAGCTGACATCGAGCAGGCCGGTGGCGACCTGCGCCTTGGACACCGGCATCTCCCAGGTGTGGAAGCACGAGGGGCAGACGAACTCCACCTCGCGCACGATGCGGGAGTCCGACCCGGGGTCCGCCGGTTCGAGGTAGTAGTCCGAGTCGCTGCCCGCGCCGGGGTCGCCGATCACACCCGCCTCCGGGAAGAACGCCTGCATCAGCGCGATGTCCAGGTCGCTCAGCTCGCCGGTCAGCTTCTCGAAGTCCCACGAGGAGTACTCGTGCGTGCGGTTGTCGATCACCCGCAGCTCGCGCACCTGGGTCGGACTCAGGTCTGTGGCCTGGCGGACCGGCACCTTCGTGAACCCGAGCCGGCGCAGCGCCGAGTACCGCGTGTGCCCGATGATGATGACCGAGTTCGAGTCCACGACGATCGGCTGCTGCAGCCCGTACCGCCGGATCGACTCGGCCACCGCGTTCACCGCGTCGTCCGGGATGGTGCGCGGGTTCCGCCAGTACGGAATCACCGCGTCCAGCTCCACCACCTCGATGGGTCCCATGGTGGTCCTCTCTGCTCGGGTTGGGCGGGCCGTCAGAAGTCCGACGGCACCTGCTCGTCGGGATGGGCGGCGGCGTACTTGCTCTTGGCGCTGACCTGCTTGCTGGTCAGCACCGGGCGACTGAACTCCACGTCGCCGTACAGCTTGGAGTAGCCGGTGATGTGGGTCAGCCTGGCCAGCTCGGTCGGCTCCAGACCGAGCTTGTTGCAGACGTCCTCCGGAGCCATGCCCTCCTTCAGCATCTGGAACACCAGGCTGCCCATGCCGGTGACGCTGTGCTTGCCACGCGCCCGGTTGTGTCGCACCGTCGCCGCGATCCGGCCGGTGATCGGCTTGTCGAGGACTACGAGGGGGAGGTGGTCCGCCGTCCGCGCCGAGATGTCCGGATACTTCCGCATGACTGTGTATCGGTGGAAGCCGTCGACGATGATCGCCTTGGATCGGTCACGCACTACGAGGTGGGCGTCGGAGTCCAAGCTCGTTTCTCTTGAATCGAACTGCGGACGCGCTGCGGTTGAGAATCCCGGCGATGGCATCGGCGGAGGTTGACTCGCCACACGCTCGGAGATATCCCAGCTCAGCGTCAGTCCAGCGACCCCGACGGAGTCCGCCGGACTCAGCCTCGATCGTCGCCAGGACTTCTGCTGCCCGACGCGCCTTGACTCGCAGGTAGGGCAGACATGATCCCAGGAAGTGCTGGACGTCCCCGATTCTGGCGATGTTCCAGACATAGGCGAGGCAGTATCCCCGCTGCTCGTAGACGTTGCCGATGGACCAGAGGTCGCGGAGCCATTCACAGAGTTCGCGTCCGTCGTTGCCGGCGGACTGGCTGATCTGGACCCGCCATCGGGAGTGGCGATGCGAGAGACCTTGAGGGGAAGAGATGCTTCCCTCTCCATCAAGTAGTCCTGCGCAGTACCCCAGCAAAGCCCCTTCAGGAACTGGGCGGTATCCAGGGTCAGCGTTGAAAGATGTCCGCATGGTAGGACGATATCAACGCGAGACTCGATGATCGCAACGACCGGCTGGGTGTAGCCGTCCTCACTGATCGAGGTGTGCAGCAGCTTCATCTCCTGGTAGGCCACCGCGTTCGGGTTGTAGTCGTTCGCCTGCACCAGGTCGATGTGTACCCACCGCACCTGGCCCACCGGGTCGGTCCACGGCAGCAGCCCGAACGCCTGCTCGATCAGCGCGTTGGCGGCGGCCACCCGTTCCGCGATGTAGGCGGTGCCGAGCCGGTGGCCATCGGCGCCCTTCGGGTGGACCGGCATGTTCTCAGCCCGCATAGCTGGCGGACCTCGCTTCCTGTTCGAGCTCCCGCTGCCGGGCGGTCGACGCCGCGGTCAGGTCGCCGGCCAGGTAGCGCCGGGCCGCCGGGGTGTTGCTGCTAATCCACTGGTCGACCGAGGTGCCGTACACGTCGTTGCCCATGATGGCCGCCGACATCGAGACCATCACCTCCTCGTGGCTCAGCTGCGGCAGGGCCTTGGTGGCACGCACGATCATCCGGCGGAACTTGTCCTGGTTCTCCGGCTTCGGGATCAGCTTGCAGATCAGGTACTCCAGGTACTCGTCCCACGAGGCGAACATGTAGGGCAGCTTGCCGCGCTGCTGGAACTGGTCCTCGCCGACGTGCGCGAAGGAGTTCAGCCCCTCCAGCCGCCGGGTCGCCCGCTCCCAGGTGTCCGGCTCCACCTCCTGCAGATAGTTCAGGCTGGCCAGGCTCAGCTCGTGGTGGAACGAGGAGACCCGCATGTTTCGCAGCGGGATGCCGTACTGGAACTGCACGTCGTAGAAGGTGTTGTAGGCCCACTCGTTGTCGTGGATCGACTTCCACACGTCCCGGTAGGACCAGTCGTAGATCGGGTGGAACAGGTAGTAGCTGCCCTTCGGCTTGCCGGCCGAGGCCCAGGTCGCCCACTTGTACGAGGGGACCGAGGTCATGAACACCCGGCGGGTCGGGCTCTCCTCGCACCGCATCCCGGTCAGGATCGCCCCGCCGTCGCGCTGGTTCATCGCGCCGAGGACCTCCTTGAACCGGTCGATCTGGTGACCGCGCGGCGTGAAGAAGTCATTCACCTTGATCGAGGAGGGTTCCTTCGGCCTGATCCAGCCGCTGTCGTCCAGCCGGGTGTCCCAGACGTAGAGCCACTCCTCGTCGTAGCTCGCCGCGTTGAACAGCCGGAACGGGATCTGGTACCAGTCCAGCTTGTAACGGTCGGGGCGGTCGAGGTACAGCCGCATGTAGTCGATGGTCGCCTGGTACTCCGCCTCCTGGTCCAGGAAGTGCAGGTGCGCCGGGCCGCAGCCCAGCTCTTGCGATACGTCGGCCAGCAGCTCCGCCACCACGGTGGAGTCCTTGCCGCCGCTCACCGAGGCGCTGACCTTCCCGTCGAACTCGTCGAACAGCCAGCGGATCCTCTTGCGGGCAGCGTCGTACACATTGCCCGGCAGGAAGTAGTGCGGCCGGGCCTTGCCGGTGAACACGAGGTCGTTGCCCATGATTGGTCGCGCTTGTTGGGCGCTCAGCCTCCGATCACGGTGACGACCATGTCGTCCAGGTCGAACTGGCGGGCGGGGCGACGCCCCTCGGTGAGCAGGCTGGCCACCAGCTCGACCGCCGCCTCCCGGCTCTCGTCGATGTGCGCGGGCTTGTGCGGCCAGTACGAGGGCCAGTAGCCGCGGCGGTAGTGCATCAACACGGTCAGGTCACTGGACAGCTCCGCGATGGGGGAGATGGCCCACGGTTCGAGGTAGCTGGGGCTGCCGAACAGGCTGACCACCAGCTCGAAGGAGCGCGGGGCAAAGAGTTGGTCGGACAGCGCCGTCTCCATCCGCATCGGCAGCAGCCGGGTCGCACGCGGGTGCTTCTGCACGAGCTGGTTCAGCATGCCCTGGCTCGGGTCCACCCCGGTGTAGATGCCCGGCGCGGTGACGTGCAGGTCCAGCGTGAGCCCGGTCCCACAGCCCACGTCGAGGGTGCTGGGTGCATACGCCCCGAAGTGCCGGCGGATCAGCCGGGCGATCGCCTCGTTCTCCGTCGTGCACTGCGGGCAGTGGGCCGGGTCGTAGCGCGCGTCGTACGCCGTCGCGAGGGCGTCGTAGACCTCGCGGGTGTCGTCCTCGATGACCGTGGTGGGCGGCCTGGGTGGGCGGTAGCGGGTGTCCGGGGCGTCCTGCTTCCCGTACACCCGGTCGTCGTCGGTCGTGTTGATCACGCCCTGGATCGAGACCGGACCGCTCATCGTCCACCACTTCCGGATCGGTCGGCCCGAGCCGGGGATGGAGTCGGGCGGGTCGTACAGGTAGAGCTGGGTGGACCGGAAGAACTTGCCCGGCCGACCGTACGTGCGGATCACCCGGGCGGCGCGGTCGAACAGGGTGCTGTCGAGGTCCTTGTCCCGCACCACGTACGAGTGTGGGGCCGAGTCGGCGTAGGTGGTGGCCCACCGCCAACTCAGTGTCGGCGCGAGGTCGAGCCACCAGGCCAGGTCGTCGGTGGTGATGAAGTCCTCGGGCCACACCTCGGACCAGGTCTCGACGGTCACGGCACGTACGACTTGCTCTGCCGCATCTTGCCGTGCGGGCGCTTCGGGTTGATCGCGCTCACCCAGTCCCGGTGCTGCACGAGGGACGGCGCGACCAGCCAGTAGCTCAGCCGATTGGCGTGCAGGTAGTGGCTCACCGCCAGGTCCGTGCCCGTCGGGTCGGTGCCGTCCAGGTGGTTGGGCCAGGTGTCGAGATAGTCGGCCAGTGACGCGGCCATCCCCGGTGGGACGTACCAGCACTGGTTGTTCAGGTAGGACTTGCCCTTCTCCCACCGCGAACCATAGGTCAGGTCGGCGTTGCGGTTCGAGTAGGTCTGGATCAGCACGTCCGGGTGCGCGGCGATCTCGGCCGCCATCTTCACGTCCCAGTTCGACGTGAACTCGATGTCATCCTCCAGGAAGATCGCCGCGCCCTGGCCGGCCGAACGCAGCATCCGGACGAACGTCTCGTAGTGGTCGTGGTGCTTGTCCCACACCACCGTCGCGGTGTGCCCGGCCAAGTGCAGCCACTGCACCATCCGGGTCGCCGCCACCGCCCGCTTCGGGTCCCACGGCACGGCGGTGACGAACACCGGGGGCAGGGTGACCAAGCCACCGCCTGCCGTCACCGAGCGCCGGCCTTGTTGTCCCGCCAGCGCGGTGCGCTCACCGAGGCGAGCACGTCGCCCGGCTGGGCCACGTCGGCGAACTGGATGCCGCTCACCACCCACGGGCGGAACAGCTCCCACACCTCGTCGGGGTCCAGCGGCTGGTCCCGGTCCACCGCGATCACCGCCTTGAGTCCGGCGGCGGGGCTGATGCGCGGGTCGTGCAGACCCTGGTGCGGGGAGTGCGTGTCCAGGGCGTAGAGGGTCCCGGGGACCAGCGGTGAATGCCACTTGGAGGAGTCACTACTGTCGTACCGAGGTAGTCCACGGATGCGGTTGCCGTCGTTGCGGAGGATCAGTTGATGGCTGTAGCGGGTGTACGCCGGGTCGACGTGGACCGTGGTGCCGGCCCGAGTGAGCAGGAAGTGCACCCCGCTCGGGGTGTGCCCGAAGGACTTGAGCGACATGCCCCGACCGGGTCCGACGAACCGCTCCATCGAGGGTGTGGAGGTGTCGATGGCCTCGATCAGCGGCCGGTACTTGGCCGGCATCGGGACGGTCCAGAGCATCGGATCGCTGCGCTGATCGGGTCGCAGCACCAGGTCGGGGTCAACGGTTCCCATGCGACACATCCTGGCTCATCTGGCAATACTGCTCCACCAGCAGCGCATAGACGTCATACTCAGCCCGGTCGCGCAGGCGCTTGAAGTCCTCGGGGTACAGAACCGCGAGTTCCTTCCGAGCCTGGTTCCTGGTCAGCTGGGCGAACCGATTGCACATCTTGCACTGGACCCGGCGAGAGCCGATGCGGCTGCGGATCGTGGCGATGCCGCGAGCCAGGCATTCAGGGCACGGCAGGGTCACGAGCCCGACGGGTCGGCGCTGGGTCCAGCCTGCGTGAACAGGTGGAGCCAGCTCGTGAAAGGTCCGATGCGTATTACGCACGCACTCCAGATTAGGGCACGAAAAGGCCGCCTGCTCCCGAGAGGGTGAGGAGCAGACGGCCGGTCTTCGATGGGTGCGGGGTTACAACGCCCGCTCCGGTCTCGCGTCGGGGCGGTCCGGGTTCGGCTCCCGGCTGTGCTGCGGGCTGCGGCTGCCCGGGTCGTGGGCCGGGTTGCGCGGGTGCAGCCACGCATCGGTCCGCATCCGGGCGCGGATCACCGCGGCCAGGATCGATAGGTGCCGGTCCCACAGCCCGGCCTCGATCGCCTCCCGGGCGGCGAACGCCTGCGCGTTCACCCCCGGCAACTCGTCGCCCACGGCGTTGTCCCCCTCCTTCTCCTGCGCGATCAGGGCGTCCAGGTCCAGGTCCAGGCCCACCGGCGATTGGCAGAAGTGCACGCCCGGGTAGCCGCGGTGCTTGAGGTCCTCGGGGATGTCGTTGCGGCAGCGCAAACAGCGCACGGTAACGGTCACTGCCCCTCCTGGACCGGGATCGCCTTGGCCTGCATCCGGCGCAGGAAGTCCATCGCCAGGGCCTGCGCCATCTCTTCCGAGAAACCTTGTGCGACAAGGGTGTTCCGGTAGCCGGCGGCTGCCTCGGCCAACTGCCGCATGGTATCCACCATCTGCGTCAGCATCTCCGCCAGATGGTCGTGGGCATCGCCGAACGGGTCGGGCGGGCCGTCATCCTCGGTCACCTCGTGTCACCCCGGTCCAGCCTGGCCCGCAGCTCCCGCTTGATCGAGGCCACCTCGGCCGCCGCCCGCATCGCGTGGTCGCCCACCGCTATCGGGCCGGTCGGCCTGTTGCTCGGGCAGTCCCTGTTGGAGCAGGCCACCGGCCCACGGCCGTCGCCAAAGGGGTCGGCCACCCACAGCCGCCCGACCCCGCAGTGCTCGCACCGCCGGTGCCGCCCGGTCATCGCGGCATCACCGTCCCGCCGTGGAAGGACTCCAGCGCCGCGGCGACCCGGTGGATCGCCTCGGCCACCGCGAGGTTGGACAGGGCGACATTGAGGGTGGCCTGGACCTCCACCTCGTTCGTCTCGACGCTGCTGCTGAGGGCACCACCCCACAGCTGCTCCACGGTGTCCCTGATCGACTGCGCGGCGGCCGGTACTGGCCCTGGGTCCGGTAGCTGCCGTCAGCCATCGGCCTCATCACCCACCATGTCCGTCGGTGCACCGTCGTGGTCCTGCCCGAGTCCGACCAGCGTGGCGATGTCGTCCAGCGCGAAGGCATAGGTCCGCGCCCAGCTCGACTGCTGCTGGCTGTTGGCCCTGTCCCGAGCCGCGATGATCCGATCCCGGATGCGGTCCCAGACATCGTCGCCGCGCTCTGCCTCGTCCGCCTGTTCGTCTGGCGGTGCGACCTCCACCCTGGCCTCGTCAGCCCGCACCCCGATCGAGTCG